GTCATACTTACTTAAATCAAGATTAGATAACAAACCCGTAGTATCAGTATCTGTGCCGCTACTTTCACTTGATAAAACATTTAATTCATCAAAACCTTGTGTTGCATTTTTAATAGATTCACTTGCACTATCAGCACTATCAGCTATATCATCAAATACTTCTCCACTTGCCTCTAAATTACTATAATCAAATACCGGCATTTCAAAGCCAAAGAATATAGCCAACTTATTTATGGCTTCGGTTAATACATTTATAAAGGCGATTATATAAGGCAATATCTTTGAAAATACAGGTATTAATAAATTACCTAAAGCTCTTGTTAATTGTGTAACTTGTGCTTGTAAAATACGAAGTTGGTTGGCTGTTGATGATATAGTTCTTGTCATATCACCCATTACAGAATTAGATTTTTCATAAATGGTTATATATCTTAATATAGCTTTATCTGCTTGACTTAAAGTTCTTACATTTACATCTAAACCTAAATTAAGTGCTGTAATCGCAATTTCACTTTCCTGTATATCTATACCAAATGCTCTCAATGGTCTAGCCATACCAACTATTGCTGATTGAAATTTCTCTGCCGAAGTATCAACATCAACATTAAATAATGATGAATAATCATAAGCTAACATAGTTAGGTTTCTACTCATTATAGTTGCTTGATCATTTACTATACCAAACGAATTACCAATCTGTTTAAATACACCTTCGTATCTGATAAACTGACTAGGATCAATACCTAGTGCAATTCCTAAATTGTCTGCAAATTCAACCGCTTCATCAGAGGTATCTCCCATAGCAACTCTAAACAAGTTAAGGTTTTCTACATACGAATTACTCTCTTTAATAAATTTTGAAAGTACAGTACCTATTCTCATTATTCCATAATATAAACCACCTAATGATAAATATTTACTAAGTTTGCTAAATGATGTTGCTGTTTTAGTGGTTGATGTACTTGTTTTTTCAAGACTATACATAGCTCTTTGTAGTTTTGTTGGTAAAGCACTAAAACCATTACTTACCTTTTCTAATTCGGTAGCTAATGGTCGTAATAATTCTGTCAATCTTAATATATTATTAGCGAATAATTGTACTGCTGTTTCATCCTGAAATGTAGTATTAAGCCCTGCCATAACATCGGGCAATTTTTGTAATTGATTAAATGTGCTTGATAAATTACTTTTTTGAATATTTTGTAATGGAGCTAATGCACTACTTAAACCACTTAAAGCAGTTTGCAAAGTAGCAAAACTTTCAGCGCTAATAGAACTGGCCGCCTGACTAATTTTTGTTATAGAATTAGCAACATTAGTTAGTCCTTTAAAACCACTTGAAGCGTTCTTTAAGCTAGTAACCGCCGCCGATAAAAGTTCAACTCCTGCGGCGGCTCCTGCACTGTGATTTTCTATTTCTATTATAATGTTAGCATCTAATTCACTGGCCATATTTCCACTTCCTTATCAAATTATATTTTTGATAAAATCTATTTGTTTTGTTTTTTCACCATATTAGCCCATTGTTTGAAATGAGCATATGCCTTTAATCTTTCCTGTTCTAATTCATTTTTATCATTTATATTTGTTTCAACATTTTGTTTATTCTTAGTAGAAAACGGTTCTTTTCTATAAGGTTTAATGTTTACTTTCTTGCTAAACGGTCTAAACATTGGTGCAAGATTACATAATGTATCATATACATATAATCCCATTAGCCACGCTTGTTCATTAACCCTTTCTTGTTCTAGTTTAAACTTTTTAAGGTATAGGGAGGGTAATTCATTATTCCCCTCCCAATATTCCTCATAAGTCATTCCTATTGACAGAAACAAAGGGCATAGTTCTTCAAATACTTCGGTATAAGTCTTTTGTGGAGTATTCTTTTTTTCTAAAATAGAACTTATTTTAAAGTCTATTTCCTCGGAAGAACACTCCAAGTTGCGTTTTTTCCTTCTTCTTTATTCCCATCTTCCATCATAGCTGCTATTGTATCACTATATAAAGTAACTAGCTCACTTATTAACCCTACTTTATTATCTAAAGCATCATATATTTTATCAACTAAATCCTCTTTAATTCTTGCTTGTTTCGCTAAAAACGAGGAATAGAATAATATAGTGATTGGTGCTACTACTTTGGATTGAGTTTGTAAATCTCCAAGATTAAATCCCATACTTTCAGCAAGTCTAACTGTCTGCTTTGTAAACCCTAATTGATAATCCTTATCCTCATACGATACTGTAACCCACCTTTGTTCTGCCATATTTTTTTTAATCTCCTTTTTTTATTTAATTATAAACTAAATTATGCTGAAATAACTGTTGGTTTGGTTTCCCAAGCTGGTGCATTGGTTGGTGTAATGTATAGATTAGTTTCTAATATCGCATCAACACTTGCGGCTGGCATACCTAAAGCACTTGGTGTTCCTTTAAAGAAACAGGCTTCATCAATTCCCGGAATGATAATAGCAAACCAAACAGCTTTTCCAGCCGCTTCGGCTGCCTCATATTCTGACATTAATTCATCCCATTGATCAACTAAAACTTGCGTGAAATTAGCCAAGAATGACAAAGCACCCCCAATATCTTTTAACCCTTGAACATAAACTTTATATTCAGTTTCATCTAAAGTTGTTGCATCTAATGAACTTGGTTCTGGATTTAATTCTGGTGTTTCTTTAATACCAACCAATCTTTCATAATTAGTTGTAGGTCTTACACCAGCTGTTGCTTCTATTGCATAATTTACACTAACACCTGCTGCTGATAAATTTATAGCCATTTACTATTCCTTTCTGTTATATATAATATAACTTTTTATCTACTATATAATCTGTAATCACTACTAACCACCGCTTGATACCTTGCTGTTAATCTGCAAGTGTGATCATCATTGTTTCTAAACATTAAATAACTAACCCTTCTAAAATTATAGGCTAGAAATGCAAGATCAACTTTTTTTAATATTTTTTTACACTCTAATTTTGCACCATCTATTTTATTAGAATAAATATTTACATCATAAGCGATTGTAGCATAGTTCTCATATTCTTTATCGACTTGTCCACTAACATAATTTAAGTTAGATACCTCTTGTATTACTACTAAAGGGAATGACACAATATCGTTAGGAGTTTCGCTGTAAATGTTATCCACTAAATCACTAAATTCAGTTTCTAATATATTTACTAATTTGTCAAATAAAACATTTTCAATGTCTATCATTACTCTCCCCTATCTACATTCCTGCTTTTCATAGTAACTTTTATGCCTTTAGGTGCTAATCCTTTTAAATACTCGGTTGTATTATACATAATTGGATTAGGTTCTTGTCCTTTGGTAAAATAGAATTTATCGTGCTTTTTATTATAATATGTCCACCCATCCATCCTACCATTTGCAAAATCACTATATATGCCTGTTCCATATTCTAAATAAACAATATACTGTAAACCATAATTTGTGTTTTTGCTTTCGGCTGGTGGCAAGTCTGAATAAATGTAACCAATTCTATTAATTTTGTCATAACTGAATGTGATACTTCGTTCTAAATCTCCACTGTTCATATCGTTTTTAGGGCATATACTTTGGCAAAAGGCAACTCCATCTGTCAATAAATCTATCATTTGTTTTTCATCATATGTTCCAACTTTGATAGTCTTTAATTGCTTTTCAAGAGTTTTAGCCCAACTATGCAGAGATTGTTTCACTATTGCTCACATTCACTTTTCTAATTGCATATTTCAATACATTTAATGATTTTATTACAGATACTACTACATAATCATATATACCATTATTATAGTCTTTATCTATATATAATACATCATTTTCATTTAATGATAATGCACTATCTCTAGGTTGTAATATTCTATCATAAGCAACTAACTTACCATAAGTGTTATATATAACTTCGCCTGTATTGGCACTTATGTTGCCATACGCTTTTACAGGTGTGTCATAAGTTAATTCTCTAGTTCCTGTGCGATTACCATTATCATCTAATATTTCGGCTTTTCCTAGATATTTGCTATAATAAAATGTTTGCTCGTTTTTTCTTAAAGTTCTCATAATAACTACTTAGGTACATTAGCTTTAGTTATAACCCTTTTCATAATACTAGGGCTAATATCGGCACTATCATAAGTTCGATCAATGCCATTTTCGCTATGAGCTAATTGTCCTTCAACTCCCATTTTACTATATAATTCTTTAGCAATATCTATTTGAATATAAGTGTCAGAGGACAATAGAGTTGTATCTCTATCATCCTCGTTGAAATTCATCCATCTTTTCTCTAATATTCTGCTCTTTGCATTATCTAGCAAACACTGTAAAACATCATCCTGATCTGTTCCTGATAATGAAATACCTAATAAATTTTTTAATGTTATAAGTGAAGTGTCTGCCATATTTTTATTACCTTTCTAAAGTTAATTAAGCACTGATCTCGGAAGTAGTAACTGTTACAAAGAACATTGATTTTGAATAAGGCAATACTGGAATAAATACACCAGATGCTTTAGTCCAAATGGCAACTGGGTCTTTCGTAGCCCAATTCGTTAAAGTAATAAATTGCTGTGCTGATTTTTCGTTGTATTGTCCTAATTCTTCTTCTTCTGGAGTAACTCCCCACAAACCAACACCTGCGGCCATTCCAATACTTGAAATTAAAGTAAGTGAATTTTCATCAATATATCTTACCTTTGTTAATGTGCCATCAGCATTTAATGTTTGATATTTATTATCATTAACTAAAATTCTATTAATACCAAACAACTCTGCAAACAAGGCTTGAACTTGTGCCTGTGAAACTAATCGGCCTGTATCTGTTCCGTAAATAGCACCAACAATATAGACATTTTTTTGTATTCGTCTTAATACGGTTGTACTTGTTACGATTGTATCTGCCGGTTGAGCATTATCTTTCATTAAATCAACATACTCTTGAATATCTGCTAATACATCAGCATCATCATCCGACCAATCAACACTGGCTTTATCATCAGATGTAAATCCATAATCAACTGTTAAATCAAGGTTGTTTTCTTTTATTGTGATTTTGCCTTTATTAATAAGCTCCATCTTAGCAACTTCTGTTCTAGTTTTAACATTATTCGCTAATCTTCCCATATCATCAAATACATATTTTAAAATCGCATCATCTTTATTTACGCCCGTACTTTTAAGAAGTCTAACTCTTTCAGAAAGATTAATCTTTTCTTTAATAAGCAACTTCTCGACTTTTACTTCTTCCCAAGTAGGTCTTACACCAATTCTTGCTTCGGAATCAAAAGCGTGTACTGTTGACATAACAGGCAATTTTCCATCTGCTTGTAATCTTCGATATTCAGCTACTAAATTTTCTGTTTTTGAATCTGGAAAAAGCGTATCACCCATCAAATTCGGTCTAACGATCGATAAATCTTGTGAGAATGATAACATTTCCTCGTTTGTTAATACTGTTAATAAGTTCATATGTTTTCCTTCCCTATCGTGTTACGCTAGGAGCATTTTCAAATTTAATATTTGTTAATACTGCTTTAGCTGTACTTTCTACATCATCAGGTAATCTGTTTTCATAAATATAACCGCCCACAATTAGCGATCCTGCAAAGCTACCCTCTGTTACATCAATATCTTCTAATACAATTCCTTTAGCACTTGCGTCGTTGGTTGGGTAAACTGTACCCCCAGCAATTATAATATAGCCCTCGTCGTTGGCTGTAAGTCCACTGTTACTAAATTGACAAGTAATGGTTTTAAAACCAACTTCACTTGCAATAAATGCAGGAACAGTATCTATACCAACTGTGTTAAAATATCTTCCCATTCTGTTCTCCTTTGTTCTTGTTATTGAATATATTTAGAGTTGATTTCTTTTGCCGCTTTAGAACCAAGAGTATGTTCAAGTGATCCAGCTGGATTTGGTTCTCCACCTTTTCCCGTTAGTTTAGTTTCTAAATCAAGTATTTTAGCCGAGCTATCTTTTAACTTATTATCAATAGTTTTAATAATACCGTTGGCTAATTTCTCTGATTTTTCAATATCTTCACTAACAATCTGATCAATATACTCTATGTACTCTGTTTCTGCAATTCCTTTTTGAGTAAATATATTAACTATTTTTGCTTTATTATTTTCTAATTGAGCTTTTTTAATAGCCATATCTTTAGCCTCTAGGTCTAACTTTAATCTTTCAACTTCCCCTAATCCTTGTCTTTTGATTTCCTCTAATTCTTTTGCCAAACTAGATTTATCGGTTTTTAATGTTTGCAACTCACTGTCTTTATCTTTAAACTTTTTAAGTGAAACATAATCCCCTTTTTCTAAATCCACCAAATTCATTTTGGAAGTGAGTTCGTTGAGTTCTGCAACTGTTAAATCTTCTCTAAATTGTTCTCCTAATAATTCTTTTAAATTCATATTTTCCTTTCCGTTAATGATTTTTTTTAATGTAAGTTCACTCTTACTTTTGTAACGCACCAATTTATATCTCGTGGTGAAGAGTCATATATATAAAGGCTTTTTTTATTCGCCTAATATATCAGTATCTGTTTGCTTGTCTAAACTGCTTTCTTTAGATAAAGTTTCTTTTTCTTCTTGTTTGGCAACAAGGCTATCTCTTTCAATAGCAACTGCGTGTGTGTCATTTACAAGTCCAACTATATTTAAAGATGTTTCTGTGGCGAACCCTAAATCTAACAAAG